TCCTTAAAGCGACCGTTTTATTATTGGAGTATTTCGTAATGTCAGTTAAATCTAAAGTCCTCGCATATCTTTCTAAAGAAGATGGATACAACACCCTAACCGCACAGAAGATGCAATCTGTTTTTGGTGTTGCAAACCCTTCAGCAACTATCAATGAGTTGCGTAACGAAGGTCATGCTATTTACTTAAATAGCCGTTACAACACAAATGGTGATAAGGTTTCCTTCTATCGCCTCGGCACACCAACTAAGCGTATGGTCGCTGCTGGTATCGCCGCAATTCGTTCACAAGGTGAGCGTGCTTTTGCCTAATTTTAAGGTTTAAAGCAATGAGGAAGAGATACATATAAGTATCCCTTCCTCTTTTTTCGTTTATGGAGTTGTCATGGAAATCAAAGTAGAATTAGAAAAACTAAGAAAAAACAAACTGTTTATCGCCACACCAATGTATGGCGGCATTGCACACGGTTTGTATATCAAGTCCAGTTTGGACTTGCAAACCACAATGAACAAATATGGAATTGAAACTAAGTTTTCTTTCCTGTTCAATGAATCACTTATCACAAGAGCCCGAAACTACCTAGTCGATGAGTTTCTCCGTTCAGACCACACACACTTATTATTCATCGATTCAGATATTCACTACAACCCACAGGATGTTCTAGCACTTATGGCGCTAGACAAAGATGTGATTGGTGGTCCTTATCCGAAGAAGTCTATGAATTGGGGTAACATTGCACAAGCTGCAAGAGCAAACCCTGATATGGATCCAAAAGAACTTGAACAACTTGTAGGTGAATATGTTTTCAATGTCGTAAAAGGCACAAAACAATTCTCTGTTACTGAACCACTTGAAGTGATGGAAATCGGTACAGGTTTTATGATGGTAAAGCGTGAAGTGTTTGAGAGAATGGAGAAAGAATATCCAGCAATCAAATACAAACCAGACCATATCGGTCAGGCCAATTTCGATGGTACACGATACATTCATGCTTACTTTGATACAGTAATCGACACCAAAGATTCTATCACTGGAGGCGGTTCTGAGAGATATCTGAGTGAAGATTATATGTTCTGTCAGATGTGGCGTAAACTTGGCGGAAGTATCTTCTTGTGTCCTTGGATGAAAACACAACATGTGGGAACATATGCCTTTACTGGTAACATGCCCGCTGTTGCACAGTTTACAGGGAAACTATAATGAAAGCCGATGTTGTTAAAGTCTCGCAAACTGCAACAACAGGCGGCCGCAAATTTGATGGTGGTAAACTACAATATGGTTTACTACCACCACTTGCTTTAAAGGCCACAGTTGATGTATTAACTTTTGGTGCAGAGAAATACGAACCAGACAATTGGAAACATGTGCCTGATTCTAAACGCCGTTATTTTGATGCATTACAAAGGCACTTATGGGCATGGAAAGAGGGTGAAGCAGATGACCCTGAATCTGGCAAACATCACTTAGCACATGCACTTTGTTGCCTCATGTTTCTATATGAGCATGATACAATGTATTCTGTGAATGACAAATCTTAATTATGAGGTAAAATATGAAATTATCAAATGACACACTATCCGTTTTGAAAAACTTTGGTTCTATTAACCAAGGCATTTTCTTCAAACAAGGCAAGACACTTAAAACTGTTTCGTCACATAAAAACATTCTCGCTGAAGTATCAATCAAGGAAGAAATTCCTGCTGACTTTGGTGTTTATGATTTAAATAACTTCCTTTCTGTTGTATCATTACACAAAGATGACCCATCGTTTGAATTCGATGAGAAACATGTTGTGATTGTTGGCAACAAAGGTCGTTCTAAAATCAAGTATCGTTTTTGTGAACCAACTATGATTGTTACTCCTCCTGAGAAACAATTTGTTATGCCAGAAGCAGAGATTAAATTCTCTTTAACTTCAGAGGATTTTGATTGGATTCTCCGTGCCGCTTCTGTTCTTTCTTCTCCACATATTGCAATTGAATCTGATGGTAAAAAAGTTAGTATCGTTACACTAGATTTGCAGAATGATTCTGCTCATACTGATGCACTTGAAATTTCAGAAGGCAATGGCAACAAGTTTAAGATGATTTTCAAAACAGAAAACATCAGTAAAGTTATGCCTGGTTCATATGAAGTTTCTATTTCATCTAAAGGTGTATCACATTTTGAAAACAAAAATGTTCCACTCCAGTATTATATTTCTACTGAAGCCGGTTCTAAATTTGAAAAGGCGTAATCATGTCTCTTAAACTGTTTACAAATTCAGCAGAAGGTTTTGAAAAGACCTCTATTGCAATCAACCCAGCATTTATTGTTTCTGTCTTAGAAAGAAAAGTTACAGTTGCAGGTGGAGAAGGAAATAGAGAAGAAAAGACTACAATTCTTTTCGGTGGTGATAAAGGTACATGGACAGTCGAAGAAGATTTTTTGACTGCTGTTGCTCGCCTTAATGAGCGTGACTGATTTTTTTATGATGTATTATGTGAAGGACTTATATTATGGAACATCTTTTGTGGACCGAGAAGTATCGTCCTCAAGCAATCGAAGATTGTATTTTACCAGAACGCCTGAAACATCCATTTCAGGAGTATGTGAATCAGAAACAGATTCCTAATTTACTCCTAAGTGGTGGTGCAGGCGTAGGTAAAACCACAGTAGCAAAAGCTATGTGTCACGAAATTGGATGTGACTACATGGTTATTAACGGTTCTGATGAATCTGGTATCGATGTATTCAGAACCAAAATCAAAAACTATGCTTCATCTATGTCATTGTCTGGTGGTCGTAAGGTCATCATTATTGACGAAGCAGATTATCTAAATCCAAACTCGACACAACCTGCGCTTCGTAATGCAATCGAAGAATTTGCAGGCAACTGTTCGTTCATCTTTACATGTAACTACAAGAATCGTATCATCGAACCACTCCATTCACGGTGTGCAGTTATTGAATTTGGTTTGAAGAATGGTGAGAAGGCCAAGATGGCCTCTGCGTTTTTCAAGCGAGTTCAATCAATTTTGCAAAGTGAAAAAGTTGAGTTTGATGACAAGGTTATTGCAGAACTTGTTAAGAAACATTTCCCAGACTTTCGCCGTGTTCTAAATGAGTTGCAACGATATTCACAGTTTGGCAAGATTGACACAGGTATTCTTTCACAGATTTCTGATGTTTCAATTACCGAAATTGTAAAGTTCGTTTCATCTAAAGATTTTGGTTCAATTAGAAAATGGGTTGCATCAAATGAAATTGATAGTAACACTCTTTTCCGTAAGTTGTATGATGCAATGTATGATACAATGAAACCACAATCTATTCCACAGGCAGTTTTAATTCTTGCTGACTATCAGTATAAAGCTGCGTTTGTTGCAGACCAAGAAATTAATACTGTGGCATGTTTGACAGAACTAATGGTGAACTGTGAGTTTATTTGACGATTCAGTACCAACAAAGTGTTGCATCTATTGTCAACAAGAAAAACCTTTTTCTGAATTCGCAAAACATCCAACACGATTTGATGGCCACGATGGAAGATGCAAGTCTTGTATTAAAGAAAGATCCGATTTAGTTAAACAAATTCGGAGAACTGCACCACCAATGTCCATAGTTTGCGACTGTTGTGGTAAGGAACAAGGCGGTCATAGTAATCACAAGAAAACTAAATTGTGTTTAGACCATGATCCAAAGACCAACAAGTTCAGAGGTTGGTTGTGTAATCAATGCAACACTGGTATTGGTCTTTTGGGTGACAATCACAATTCACTTATGAGAGCTGCCAAATACTTATTGGGAAAAAATAATGAATGATATATTTAATGGACTATTTGAATGGATAAAAGATGATTGGAACTCTAATCGTTATCGTTTTGTTGTTGAATTGCTTGCTTGGTTTATTAGCATTGGTTGTAGCATTACAATGGCTCTCACGGTACCGAATCCTCCGTTACTTGCTTTATATCCTGTGTGGATCCTTGGTTGTGCTCTTTATGCTTGGGCTGCTTTTACTAGGAAATCTTTTGGCCTCCTTGCTAACTATCTTCTACTCACTACAATCGATACCTTTGGTTTGATAAGGATGATTGCATGAGTGATGTTAGTCAAATCATTTCTTTGATTGTTGAAGCACAAAACATTGCAAAGACAAATGGTTACAATAATATATTGCAACCAGGTTTCATTAAAGAGATGATTGTGGCAGACATACTTGGTCATCAGGTACATAGAACAAAACATGAGCCTGATGCTTATGACAAGGTTGACCCGAACATCAAGTATGAATACCTCAGTTGTTTTGAAAATGGTTCTTTTCAGTTCGACCGAATGTTCAAAAGTCCGGTTGAAAAGAGAAACAAGTCTTTACAAAGAATCACCAGAAATAGTAAAATATATTGTGCAATTTTTGAAAAAGAGTCGCCACTCAATGTGTTGGAAATCTATGAATTAGAGACAGGTGTTGTTTTAAAAGAGACTGAAAGACAGTTAGATTCCAGTTCAAATGATATATCGCATGTTGGTTTTGGCATTAAGTGGGTAACTAATAACGGTAATAAGGTATATTGATGAGCAATCCTTTTGATTATGTTAATGCGATATTACAAAATAAGAAACAAATAATTAATGACGATATCACGGAGAAAGATTATCTACCTTTCATCGTGAATCGAAGTCTTTCCTATCATAAAGACTGTATCATGTATGCCAATGAGATGAATCGTAGGCACTTCTTGGAAAAGAAGTTGCAAAATGACTTTTTACTAAATACCGTGCGGTCACAAAAAAGACCGTTTGCGAAGTGGGTTAAATCTGAGAAAAGTGACGATTTAGAATGTATTAAGACTATCTATGGTTTCTCCGACTCAAAGGCTCGTGAAGCTCTGCGCCTCCTTAGCAATGAACAAATCCAACAACTAAAAGAAAAAACCCAATTGGGTGGATTAAATAAGAGGTAATGATGGTAGACTTGACTAAATTTGTAGAGGTCAGCCTGCAAGAGCAGGATGATTTTCTAAAGGTAAGAGAGACACTTACCCGCATTGGTGTTTCTTCTCGTAAAGAAAAAGTTCTTTATCAGTCATGCCACATTCTCCACAAACAAGGCCGATACTATATCGTGCATTTCAAAGAATTATTTGCATTAGATGGCAAACCATCTAATCTTACAGAAAACGATATCCAAAGACGAAATGCTATAGCTAAGTTATTAGAAGAATGGGGTCTGATAAAGATATTAAACCCTACATTGTTGACAGATAATATTGCACCACTTCATCAAATTAAGATTATTGCATTTAAAGAAAAAGATGAATGGCAACTCATCACAAAATACAATATAGGTAAAAAAACAGTTGATTATTGATAAGTAATATAAATAATGAAGGCGATGCCGAAAGGGTCGCCAATTTTGTAACTCGCTTAAAAGGAGAACTTTATGACACGAATTTCATTCGTTCCACTATACCAATCTACATTGGGATTTGACAAGTTTTTTGACGATGTTGAAAAACTATTGACCATGGATATTCAAAAATCAACTTTCCCTCCACATAACATCCTAAAACTGGATGATACACGATACATCGTAGAACTTGCTATTGCAGGATTTTCTAAAGATGAAATCGATATTTCAGTTAATGCAGGAGTGTTGACTGTGAAAGGTGAAAAGGAAGATAAAGAAAGTGATGTGCAATATCTACACAAAGGTATTGGCACTAGGTCTTTCACTAAGACAATTACCGTAGCTGACACAATCGAAGTAAAAGGTGCAGAATTTATTGATGGCATTTTGCGTATTGGTTTAGAGAATGTTATTCCTGAACACAAGAAACCACGCAAGATTGAAATTGGTAATGATTTGAAGAATTTCAAACTTCAACTGTTACAAGAAAAGCAGGTAGCGTAACTCGGTGGGGCATTTTGCCCCACTTTTTAAAATGGAGATATTATGTTAAAGCGTGATAAAAATTTCAGACTGACCAAACAGACCAAACGGTTTATGGCCACCATAATCGACCCAATCAAGCGTAATGAATACAAAAACGCAATGATTGAGGCACAGATTGTGGGGTCGGTTCAATTCAAATCAAATAAAAACAAAAAAGAATCTGCTGAGGCATAATGAAGCAGAAATTTGTTGATGCACACATGGCTGCAGCCGAGGTATATTCTCGGTTGTCATCTGCAATAAGATTAAAAGTAGGTTGTGTTGTTGTTAAAGACAATACAATTATTGGTATTGGTTACAATGGAATGCCTAGTGGTTGGACAAATGATTGTGAAAACAAAGTTTTTGCAAATGCATGGAGTGTTGACAACGAAGTTTGGGAATACCAAGAAGAGGATAGTGGGCATCCTTACAATCTAAAAACTAAGCAAGAAGTTCTTCATGCTGAAACTAATGCACTTGCCAAGATTGCAAGGTCAACCAATTCAAGTGATGGTGCAAGTATGTTTATCACACATGCACCTTGTTTAGATTGTGCTAAATTAGTTTATCAATCGGGAATTAATTCTGTATATTATCGCAACAGTTATAAGAACACAGAAGGTTTAGATTTTTTAAAGAAATGTAATATTGATGTGGTACAGATATGACATACATAACCAAAGTAGTAGAAATTTGTGAAAACGGTGATGCAATCGTTGAATTGCCTGATGAGTTGGTAAAAGAACTCAATTGGGAAGTTGGTGATGTTCTTAACTATGAATTGAAAGACCAACGGGTGTTCATCAAAAACTTAACGAAGGAAAAGAGAGATGTTAGTTCTACCTGATGATATGGTAGGGAGACCAATTGGTTTTACCTGCTCAACTTTTGACCTCTTACATGCAGGTCATATTCTAATGCTTGCAGAAGCAAAAACAATCTGTGACTATTTGATTGTTGGTGTTCAAAGTGACCCAACTATCGATAGACCAGGTACCAAAAACAAACCCGTTCAATCCGTTGTTGAAAGATATGTTCAATTATCTGCCGTCAAATTCATTGACCAGATTGTTGTTTATGATACTGAAAAAGACCTTGAAGATTTATTGATGTTCTTACCTATTAGTGTTCGCATTATTGGTGAAGAATATAAAGATAAAGAATTTACAGGTAAACAAATTTGTGAAGAGCGTGGTATCAAAATTTGGTACAACTCTCGCAATCATCGGTTTAGTTCTTCCGAATTAAGAAATAGAACCTATCAGTCTGAATTATCTAAGAAAGCTTGATATGACTAAAGTATTCCGTGATGTGCAGGTGTTTATGTCCGCCGCAGGACAAACCATTTCACAAAAAAATCCAGAGCAGGCGGTTCTCTATCGAAAACTAATCGATGAGGAATACGAAGAATTTTGCGAAGCACGAATTAATGAAGATGATGTTGAAACCATTGATGCATGTTTTGATATGATTTGGGTTATTGTAGGTTACATGGTGTCCCGTGGATGGAATTGTGACCAATTGTGGGATGAAGGTGCGTTAAGTAACCTAAAGAAGATTGATAGAGCAACAGGTAAAGTTATCAAAAGAGAGGACGGCAAAGTTCTCAAACCCGAAGGTTGGAAACCACCAGACTTCAGCAAGTTTACCTAAAAAGTATTGCACTCTACTACATTATCGTGTATAATTTCGTTATAAACATTTTTTGAGGATAAAATATGAACACCCGTGAAATCGCAAAGAGAATCGCCATCGAACACAAACTGCCTAGAGCAGAAAGGTACGATTTGTATTTGCGTGAAATCGACAACAATGTTGAAGTGATTGGTTGGATGCAAGATCCAACCGCAGACATTCGTGACTATCGTGGTCGTGAAATGCTTTTCCCTAAGCGTTGGGTGACGATTGGTGTATTACCTGCGGAGACTAGAGTAAATGTATAGAGTATGTTACTATATGAACGGCTCATCATCTGTGGCTTTCAGAGAGTATGAAACTCTTAAAGAAGCCGTAGATTTTTCAATGAAACAACCGATTAATTCGGTATTAGAGATTAAACAATATGACAATAAAGCTCGTGACATTCAAAACGAATCATACGATTCTCGCAGAAGTGGACTGTACCAAAAATGATGAAGTGGTTCTGAAAGAACCTGTTCAAGTTATCATGCAACCAACTAAAGAAGGTCCTATGATGGCATTTGCACCATTCTTAGAATACTGTGAAGAATTCAATACTGGTATTAAAATCACCATGGACAATGTTCTTTGCATTACAACTCCATCCAGAGAATTGGAAAATCAATACAATAAAGTATTTGGTAGTGGTATTCAAATTGCCTCTGTAATTCCTAAAGTATGATACAATTATTGAATGAGTAAATACTACACCAATGTTGCCGTTCAGGGCAACAATATTCTTTTTAGAGGTGTCAAGAACGGTAGGCGAGTAAAGTTAAAAATACAATACTCGCCTACTTTGTTTTTGCCATCCAAGAAACCATCAGAATGGAAAACTCTATTCGGAGAAAACCTCGAGCCTATTAAGTTAGGTGATATTCGTGATGCAAAAGATTTTGTTAAACGATATGATGGCGTTGAGAATTTTAAAATCTATGGTAATGACCGATATGAATATTCATTTATTGCAGATGAATTCAAAGGTCTAATTGATTGGGACATTCAGCAAATCAATATTGCTATCATCGATATTGAGGTTGGTTCTGAGAATGGTTTCCCTGACCCGTATAAAGCAACTGAACCAATTACTGCCATCGCATGGAAAACATTGAATGGTGGTAATAAAGTTTATGGTTGCGGTGATTACATTGTGCAAGGTGAAGAAGAATACATCAAGTGCGATAGTGAATATGACCTGTGTAAGAAGTTTATACACGACTGGCAAAATAATTGTCCAGATGTTATCTCTGGTTGGAACACCGACTTCTTTGATATTCCTTATCTTGTAAACCGATTCGGAACTGTTCTCGGTGCCGATGAGGCGAAAAAACTTTCTCCATGGAACTATATGTGGGAAAGAAAAGTGACCATCAATGGTCGTGAATTAATTCAATACAACATTGGCGGTGTCGCCTCGTTAGACTACATTGAATTGTATAAATGGTATGCGCCGGGTGGCAAATCCCAAGAATCTTATAAACTGGAAAATATCGCCAATGTAGAACTTGGTGAAAGTAAATTATCTTATGACGAATACGACAACCTACATCAACTGTATAGACTTAACTATCAAAAATTTATTGAATATAACATCAAAGATGTGGAACTTATCGTCAAACTCGAAGATAAGTTAAAACTAATTGAATTGGCATTAACTCTTGCATATGATACAAAATGTAATTATGAAGATGTATTTGCACAAACTCGTATGTGGGATGCTCTAATCTATTCACACTTGTTGGATAAAAAGATTATTGTACCACCAAAAGAATTCAAACAGAAAAATGCTGCCTTTGAAGGCGCATTTGTTAAAGACCCACAAGTAGGTATGCACAAATATGTGGCATCATTTGACTTAAACAGTCTTTACCCCCATTTGTTAATTCAATACAATATTTCTCCTGAAACATTAATTGAACCTTCTAATCATAGTGCAGAAATGCGAAGTGTTTTGGATCAAGGTGTGAATGTGGAAAAATTGCTAAATAAACAAATCGACACATCGAAGTTGAGTGATGTGGCGCTGACACCGAATGGTCAATTCTTTCGAACTGACATACAAGGCTTCCTTCCTAAAATGATGGAAGATATGTATGAAGATAGAAAGAAGTTTAAGAAGATGATGTTGAAAGCAAAGCAAGACTATGAAAATGAAACTGACCCTGATAAGAAAGTTGAAATCGATAAACTTGTAGCACGATACAATAACCTACAACTCGCTAAGAAAGTTTCTCTAAACTCTGCTTATGGTGCGTTAGGTTCGCAATACTTCCGTTTTTATGACTTACGCCAAGCACTTGCAGTTACGCTTGCGGGTCAATTGTCTATTCGTTGGATTGAAGGTAAACTCAATTTATACATGAATAAACTATTAAAAACAGAAAGCGTAGATTATGTTATCGCCTCGGACACAGATTCGATATACCTCCGTCTTGGTGACCTTATTGATAAGGTCTATAAAGAAAAGACAGATATTAATCAAATCATCTCCTTCATGGACAAGGTCTGTGAAGATAAATTGCAACCTCACATTGACAAAAGTTACGAAGAACTTGCTTCGTATGTCCATGCGTATGCCCAAAAAATGCAAATGAAGCGTGAAGCTTTATGTGACAAAGGTATTTGGACTGCAAAGAAACGATATATTCTCAATGTGTATAACAATGAGGGTGTTCAATATAATGAACCGCAGATGAAAGTGATGGGACTAGAAATGGTCAAGTCATCTACGCCTGCAATCATCCGTGAAAAGATGAAACAAACAATTAAACTGATTGTGAATTCAACCGAACAAGAAGTGCAAGACTTTATTGCACAATTCAAAGAAGAATTTAAATCTTTACCACCAGAAGAAGTTGCATTTCCCCGTGGCATCAATGGTCTAAAAGAATATTCTGATTCGGTTATGTTATACAAGAAAGGCACACCAATTCATGTTCGTGGTGCAATTCTTTATAATCACATGATGAAAGAGAAGAACCTCACAAAGTCTTACCCACTTATCCAAGAAGGTGAGAAGTTGAAGTTTTCATATCTCAAAACACCAAACCCGTTGAAAGAAGATGTGATTTCTTTCCCTGTTCGTTTACCAAAAGAGTTCGAATTACACCAATATGTGAATTACGACTTGCAGTTTGATAAGGCCTTTATTGAACCAATTCGTGTTATTCTAAATTGTATCAATTGGAAAACTGAGAAACAATCTTCATTAGAGGACTTCTTTGGATGAAAAACATTAGAGTCATTAAAACAGGTATAAATGTTTCAAAGATTCTAAAACAATTGGAACAATTTCCTGATGATTGGGGTAATCAAAAGAAAATTAAAGACCGAGAAATTGGTCAACTTGATGCAGAGAAATATATTGTTACTGCCGATGTATTACAAATTGTAATGGGTGGTATTGAAAATTTGGAACAGAAAATAGGTGATACTGAGATTTGTGTTCCAACTCCTGCATATGAAAGACATACAGAGATTGTCCGTTTTCTTAAACGAAATTTTCACGACTTTAAGCGATGCGGTTTCTTATCACTACCAGTAGATGGTATTGTTGGTAAACATATTGACGAAGGCACATACTATCTAACAAAAGATAGATATCACCTTTCGATACAAGGTCGTTACGAATATAGTGTTGGTGATGAATCTGTTATTGTAGAACCAGGAACTCTATTGTGGTTCAACAATAAATTATTACATGGTACTAAAAATGTAGGTGATTGTACCAGAATTACTTTTGTATTTGATGTTCCACATTCAAAAAGGAATCCATGACACAAGTTATACTACCTTTTCTAACTGCGATTGCATTATCAATCATAGCGGCATTTTATTCCGTTATCGGTTTAGCACAAATATTCCCAGGTTCATTCTGGCCAATTGTTCTAATGGGTGGTGTATTAGAGTTGGCGAAAGTAGTAACAGTATCATGGTTGTATGACAATTGGAATGTTACTGTGCGAGCAATGCGTTATTATTTCTGCATTGCCATCTTCTTATTAATGTCAATCACATCAATGGGTATCTTTGGATACCTTTCTAAAGCACACCTCGATTCAAATATCGTTATCGGTGCAAATAGTGTTCAAATAAAAACATTAGAGACACAAGAGAAGATTACAAAAGAACGATTGACATACCTCCTACAACGAGCAGGCGACCCTGCTACTGCAACAAAAAAGATTGATAATCAAATACAAGAAGCACAGGCAGAATTAAAAAGACTTTCTACTGAAAAACTACCTTTACTAAGTGAAGAAAATAAATTAGCGGCAGAAATTGGGCCAATTAAGTATATCGCCGAGGCTTTCTACTCAAAAGACGACCCAAGTTTCATAGATAAAGCAGTAAGAACGGTTATTTTTATTATCATCGTGGTGTTTGACCCACTTGCCATATTGTTACTGATTGCCTCACAACAAACACTCCGTAAATACAGAGAACCCGAACCCGCATTGCCAATTAAGAAGGCAAAGAAACCAAAAAAGGTTGACAACGCTGGCAGTCCTAGTTTAGAATCCTTCTTTAAGGATGATAACTTAGAACACATACCGAAAGACCAAATTGCAAAAATGGATGGAGATTTAAAATGAGTTTACTTGATAAATTGAAAAAGAACACAACGATTAAAGATAGTGCGATTCTATCTAAATCAAAATTCTTTACCGAAAAAGATATGGTGCCAACTGATGTGCCAATGATTAATGTTGCACTAAGTGGCAAACTAGATGGTGGTATTATTCCAGGTCTTACGATGTGGGCAGGACCATCGAAACACTTTAAGACTGCCTTTAGTTTGTTAATGGCAAAAGCTTACATGGACAAATACCCTGAAGCGGTGTTATTGTTCTATGATTCAGAATTTGGAACACCTGTCAAATACTTTGAAACATTTCAGATTGACATGGACAGAGTTCTACATACACCTTTGACTGACATTGAACAGTTAAAGTTCGATATAATGCAACAGCTTCAAGAAGTGAATCGTGGCGATAAACTCGTCATTATTTTAGACTCTATTGGTAATCTAGCATCTAAGAAAGAAGTAGAAGATGCACTTGAAGGTAAATCTGTTGCAGATATGAGCCGTGCTAAACAAGTTAAATCATTGTTTAGAATGGTGACACCTCACCTCAACTTGAAAGATATCCCGATGGTTGTTGTGAATCATACTTACAAAGAGATTGGTATGTTCCCAAAAGATATCGTTGGTGGCGGTACAGGTTCATACTACTCTGCTGACAACATCTACATTCTAGGTCGTCAACAAGAGAAAGATGGCACAGAGATTGTAGGTTACAACTTCATTATTAATGTGGAGAAATCTCGTTATGTTAAAGAGAAATCTAAAATTCCTATTGCGGTCTCCTTCGATGGTGGTATTCAAAAGTATTCTGGCTTGGTCGATATTGCGATTGAGGGTAAGTTTGTATCTAAACCATCACCAGGTTGGTATGCAAAGATTGACCAGAAAACTGGAGAGATTGGTGACAAAGTTCGTTTTGATGCCACACAAACGGATGAATTTTGGCAACCGTTACTTAAAAATGAATCGTTTAAGGAATTCGTAAATGCAAAATATGGTATCGCATATGGCAACATTATGGGAGAAAATCCAGTTTTGGAAGAAGAACCCGAGGATGCTTAAAGAGTTTAAAGATTATCGGTTGTTTGATTATTCATTCTCCGATGATAGGAAGGTAACAGGCATACAACTTATGATGAGTGAGTATGTTAATGTCTGTTACCATTATAATGATGCCCAAATAATTGAAGAAGGTGAAATCGGTAAATTAAAATTTGGTTTTGGTATCATCGATCCAGGTGAACATGATTTAGAAACATTGATTAATGATGATAAATTTGTTACAATAATGGGTGAGATACTAACCGAAGTTTTACTGAAGAAAATAAATGATGATGCGACTGGAAAAAACAATACTCAAAAATTTGGTGTATAATGAGGCATTTACACGAAAAGTTTTACCTTTCATAAAAGCAGAATACTTCTCTGACCCAGCTGAAAAGTTGGTGTTCAAAGAAGTGTTTGAGTTTGTAAACAAATACAAAAACCTTCCCACACACGAAGCACTTGTAATCAATATCACCGAAAAGAAAAATCTTACTGAACCACAAGTAAGAGATTCGGTTGAGTTACTTAAAGAAATCACACAAGAAAAAGATGATGTGCCTGAAATGGCATGGTTGACTGAGCAGACTGAAAAGTTTTGCCAAGACAAGGCCATCTATAATGCAATCATGGAATCTGTTGGCATCCTAGATGACAGAGATGGTAAGAAATCTAAAGGTGAGATTCCCCAACTTCTTGCAGATGCACTTGGTGTTTCTTTTGATAGCAATGTTGGTCACGATTACACACAAGATTTTGAATCCCGTTATGATTTCTATCACAAAGTAGAATCTCGTATTCGTTTTGATATTGACATTCTCAATAAGATTACTAAAGGTGGTCTGCCAACAAAGACATTGAACATTGCACTTGCAGGTACTGGTGTTGGTAAATCATTATTCATGTGCCATGTGGCAGCAGGTTGTTTATCTCAAGGTCATAATGTATTGTATATCACAATGGAAATGGCAGAAGAAAGAATCGCTGAGCGTATTGATGCCAACTTATTGAATATTGATTTAAATGAACTTCATACAATCAGTAAAGAAGATTATGAAAGAAAGTTCGAATCATTAAAATCCAAAACACATGGTAAGTTAATCATCAAAGAATATCCAACTGCAAGTGCTTCGACACTACACTTTCGTGCCTTGTTGAATGAATTGCATTTGAAGAAGAATTTCAAACCACAAATCATTTTTATTGATTATTTGAATATCTGTGCCTCTGCTCGTATCAAACCAGGTGGCAATGTAAACAGTTACACCTATATTAAATCTATTGCAGAAGAACTCCGTGGTCTTGCCGTTGAGTTTGCATTGCCAGTTGTTTCTGCAACACAAACAACAAGGTCTGGTTTCAGTAATTCGGATCCTGGTCTTGAAGATACTTCAGAATCTTTTGGTTTGCCTGCAACTGCCGACTTTATGTTTGCACTTGTAACGAATGAAGAACTTGAAGGTTTAAATCAGATTCTTATTAAACAATTGAAAAATCGTTATAGTGACCCAAATTATTACAAACGATTTGTTGTTGGCATCGACCGTGCAAAAATGAGACTGTATGATGCCGAACAATCTGCACAGAATGAAATCATTGACAAAGGTCACGATGATGATACACAACCATTAAACACATTTGGTAATCGGGAACGAAAGTTGAACAATAAGTTTGGAGACTTAAAAGTATGAGTTTGTCCAAAGAACAAGCCATACATTGTGCAAGTGTATTCTCTGATTACTTTGATAGGTTCGAAAGAATCGATGACTACATTCGTGACCAAAAACTAAACAGTCTTTCTGAAAGACCTACTGCCTTGTTTGGCATGGGACCTGAAGATGACTTGTTTAGTGACTTCAGTATTCATCCAAAAGATATGGACTTTGAATTGGTTGAACTGCCACAAGATACTTGGGACATTTATCTGAATATGATTTCAAGTCACTCTAACATGACTAGTATTCCTGGTCGTTGTTTACGATTGGCAGTATTAGAAAAGAAAACTAAGAAGTGGGTCGGTTTCATTCGTCTAGGTTCTCCTGTGATTAATATGAAACCACGCAATGAAATGTTACAAGGTGTCTTTACACAGGCACCAGAATCATCTAAGGCATTTAATCACACATCAATTATGGGTTTTGTGATTGTGCCAAGTCAACCATTTGGTTTCAACTACCTTGGTGGTAAGTTGCTTGCCGCTATCTGTTGTTCACATGAGATTAAAGAAATGCTGAACAAAAAGTATAAGATGAATACATGTTTGTTTGAGACAACTTCATTATATGGTAGTTCTAAGTCATCATCACAATATGATGGCATGAAACCTTACCTCAGATTCAAAGGTCTAACAGATAGTAATTTCATTCCAATGATGCATGGCAAACCATATGAAGATTTGAAACAGTATGTTGAAACTGCAATTGGTGTTTTTGTACCAGAAGATGCTTCTTCCCGTAAGATGAAGATTTCAAATACAATTATTGCAATGACTAAAGCGGCACTCAAAGGCACACCAGAAGGTGAAAAGTTCGCAAAGACTATTGAGAACGCCTTGTCGTTGACAGAAAAGAAACGATACTATGCCTCAAACTATGGTTACAGTAACTTTACCGATGTTGTTATGGGAAGAACCGACAAGTTAATTCCAGACAAGGAGAACTATGATAAGTTTCATTTGGAATCGATTATAGAGTGGTGGAAGAAGAAATCAACGACAAGATATGATACACTCAAGTCTGAGAATAGGCTGCGCTCCGAGATAGAAGTTTGGACAGGCGAAAAAGAACTTGACATTATTCGGTAATTGAGATAACATAAATACCTAGTCAATAATTTAGGTATTTAAAATGAAAATCCCAACAAAAGTTAATGTAGATACAGAAGGAAAACAATCTGGTGCAGGTGCTGAACTTACCGCTTTGGCAGAAAGTTTACAGGCATATGCTTGTGCGACAAGACAACATTTAGGTAAACCATTGACAGATGTTTCTCAAATAACCAAGTCAACAACTGCTGATGCTGATTGTGATAGAACGCTTGCAGCATGTATGGAAGGTTTAGATGAGAATTGGTTTAGAAGTGTTGTATTGACTGCTAACTTAATTTTCGAAGAAGTACCTGGTGCAAGTAGTGGTAAGAATTTTAAATTTTATCGTGGTGGAGCTTTAGTCAATTCAATCTACGATAACTGGCGTAAATTCAAAAAAGGTAGTGGTATTACTGGTGATGATAAATGGAATCCTGCCGATATTTGGATGATTAGAAAAGGTTTTAAGTTACAAACCAAATTTGATACATTGGGTGAATATAATCGTTATGTTTATGATGAATTTGCATATACCAACATGATTGGTATATCATTAAAGAAAATTGGTCCTAAAGACCAACCACATTCTAAATTTTTTAATAATGGTAAACCTCTTGTTGCTCAGTTCACAGGTGTAAAACTTGGTATGAATATGACGGATTCAAAAGACATTTACATTCAGTATAAATCTGAAGGTGTTGCAGGTGAAGTTCAGTTGCGTAATTTCTCCAGTCGTCCTGTTCCATCTTCATGGCAAGGTGAAATTAAAGGTAAAGCTGCCGCAGGTGGTAAAATAGGTGGTGGTATCATTTTTGAAGGTGCAGTTGAAGCGGGTGTTAATAAATCTAAATTGACACAACCTAATCAGACACCTATTGATAAACCAACTGATGCCGACTTTAAAAAGTTTGCAACAATGTTTAAAGAGTTGTCGGGTTCAAAGGAAAAGATTGATACATTGATTACACAAGCAAAAGCAGGACATAGAAAAGATAAGACTTGGTGGATGTCTAAGTATATTGGTATTGATTTAGTTTATACCGTTATTAAAGAAAAGAAAATGGATGCATTGTGTAAATACATTTATGAATATGCATCATCCGCAACAAAGAACAGTAGCATATTCATAAAGTATAGTTAATATGAAATTCAAAGAATATTTAACCGAAGCAAAAAAAGAAGGTGCGAACCTTCACCTAGAACATATTGAGGATGAGATTCTCAATCGTGGTGTTCAAGGTGGTCGTGATGCAATTAATTTCTTACAAGCATTGAGAGATATGCTTGCCGGTCATTCGCAATCAAAAGTAAATGTTACAACAAAATGGGATGGTTCACCTGCAATCTTTTGTGGTGTTAATCCAGACAATGGTCAGTTCTTTGTTGGTACAAAAGGTGTATTCAATGCAAATGCAAAGTTGAATTACACCGATGCTGACATTGACAAGAACCATCCAGGTGAGGGTCTTAATGTAAAACTTAAAGTTGCACTAAGATATCTTCCAAAACTTGGCATCAAAGGTGTTCTGCAAGGTGATATGATGTTTGCAAAAGGTGATATAACACAAAAAACACTTGATGGTGAAAACTACATTACATTTCAACCAAATACATTAGTCTATGCTGTACCTTCTGATTCTAAACTTGCAAAAGCTATGACATCTGCACAAATGGGTGTTGTGTTTCATACTTCATACACAGGCAAAACATTTGCTGATATGAAAGCGTCATTCAATATTGACATTAAGAATTTAACGCCAACTAAAGATGTTTGGTTCCGTGATGCATATTTTACTGATGCATCTGGTACTGCATCATTCACAGAAGAAGAAACGAAATCAATTACTTCTATTCTATCGAATGTGGGTTCACTATTCAAACAAACCAATTCATTGGCTATCAATAGAATATCATCAAATGATACTGTTAGAGAATACATTAAGACTTTTAATAACACCAAAGTGCGTGAAGGTCAGAAGATTACAAATACAAATGCCCACACAAGAGAATTGTTGAAGTGGGTTGAAGAAAAATTAAACAAAGATATTTCTTCTGCAAAAATGGAAAAAACAAAGAGAGATAAGACCATGATTAAAAATGAAATCATGCGAACTCTCCGTAACAATTCAATGGACTTGATTCGTATCTTTGATATGCAGAATGGCATGGTTGATGCAAAGAATATGATTATCAAAAAATTGCAACAGATGAGACAAGTAACAAGTACCTTTGTTCAAACAGAAGATGGATTTAAGGTTACGAATCCCGAAGGTTTTGTTGCAGTAGATAGATTAAAAGGTAACGCAGTTAAGTTAGTTGATAGACTTGAATTCAGTCATTTGAATTTTACTGCACAGAAAAACTGGAGTAAGTAATGGCATACGATATTAATAAAATTCTTGCAGAATATGGTGACGATGATTTTGGATTCTCTGCCGTTTCTGAAGAAGAATACAACAAAGTAATTTCTGATACTGCTGATACAGCAGAAGAATTTAAAGCACGATTGGAGCAAGTTGAAAAATTAGTTTTACCTTTCTTTACAAAACTTTTAAAAACTTCAGATAAAGAATACATCTATTGGCCAAATCGTAAGACGCTTGTAGAAGCGCAGATACAAAAGATTTTGGCACTCACAAGAGGTTAATAAATAAAAAGTAAATATATCATTTTTTGATTGGAGTTATTATGAAAGATATTGTGGTTGGTTGTATCACTGGTTATGATTTTGAAAAAATTAAACCATGGGTTAATTCTTTAGACAGAAGTGGATTTGATGGTGTAAAAGCCATGGTCTGTTATAATGTTTCATATGAAACTGTTGAAGAACTTGTCAAAAGAAATTACACCGTTCTCGCCTTAGGCAAAGACGAAACCAATAAGCGTTTTGTTTACAAATCAGAATTCTCAATTGTCGTTGAGAGATTCCTTCACATGTGGTATTTCCTAAAGAAACTCCAAGGACAATACCGATATATTATTACCACCGATGTTAAAGATGTTATCTTCCAAACTAACCCATCTAAGTGGTTAGAAGAAAACATTGGTGATAAAGAAATCAATGTTGCATGTGAATCCATTTATTACAGAGATGAAGAATGGGGAACACACAACATGTTCAAAGCATTTGGTGCCTTATTACAAGACCACACCAAAGACAATCTAATCTACAATGCAGGTACAATCTCAGGCAAGTTCGACACTATGCTTGATGTATTTCTTAATATCTACATGATGTGTAATGGCACAAGTCATTGGACAGAAGGTGGTGGTGGTCCAGACCAAGCTGCGTTGAATATTCTGTTGAACATGAAACCATTTAAAGATATCACAAACTTTGCAATGAGTGAAGATGGATATGCCGCACAACTTGGTACAACTGGTCCACAAATTGCAGGTAAATATGCTACTCGGCTGGTTGAAAATTCTCCAATTTTAGTAGATAATGTAGTATGCACAAGCACTGGCAAACCATTTGCTATTGTTCATCAATATGACCGTGTTCCCGAGTGGAAAGAAATTATAGAGAAAAAATATGAGTGAAGAATTTATCATTGACACAACGCAAAACTTAATGCGACAAGAAGCACAAACCCGTGACCCATACGACCATTTGGATGCGGTAGAGTGGGTTCAAAAACAAGTTGAATATGGCGAACAAGATACGAACATTTCTGGTCGTGGTCTTGTAGAACCTATTTCAAAACTAGAAGGTGACTTAGTTGGATGTGAGATTGGTGTCTGTCACGGATTCACAACTGAATTGTGGGTTAAAAAGATACCAAATATCAAAAAGATATATGCAATCGACAACTACCCATCATTCGTTGATTGGGATGGCACAAGAGTTACTGAAGATAGACAGGCGGAAACTAAACGCAGGTGTATTGAACGACTAGAACCATACAAAGATAAGATTGAATTTATTTTTGATACTAGTGAAAATGCTGCCTTCAATATGAAAGAAGATAGTTTGGATTTTGTTTTCATTGACGGCGACCATAGTTACGAAACTACATTAAAAGATTTGATTGATTATTGGCCACTGGTTAAAACTGGCGGTGTATTTGCTGGACACGATATCAATTTGACTTCTGTTCATAATGCATTGAAAGAGTTCTTTAAAGACAAACCAGACACTAAAATCAATACAGTTGAAAATAATGCATGGTATCTAATTAAATGAAGCACGATAAAATAATTGTATGGGGTGCGATGTTTGATACTGGTCACACACATGCATTTGTCCATGATGCCTGTGTTCGTGCAGCTGAGTATCTAGGTTATCCAACATATTGGTTAGATAATCGCCATAACTTACCTGACGAATTTTTTGATAATGCATTAATCATTTCAGAACAATGGTTGGTCTTTGCAAATGGTATCAGTAATAAACTGCCATTACGACCAACATCAACCTATCTGATACACTACATTGGTAACAAAGGACCTGTTGAAGGAAATCCTGGTGCATCCATGTATCTTGGTAAAGTTGGTCGATTGATTGACTTTAGATTTGCAAATAATTGGGGTGTCGATGGCGTAGAAGATAAGAACTATGCATATAAATTCGAAAAAGAAAAATACACACCAATTAACGATGGCACTTCTTTCTTTGAAAAAGGTTCTGACTATGATATATTCTATTCTATTTGGGCGACTGATTTGTTACCAAATGAAATCGATTTTGAAACTCGTTTGACACCATTCAATGAACCTAAATTTGCTTTCTTTGGTGGTACAATCAGAGAAGATAATCAAGAAATGTTCAAACCATTTATCGATGAATGTGAAAAGAATAAACTTCCATTTGTTTATAATTCACCATGGCAGAACCCATTGACAGTAGAACAAATGCGTAGTGCAGTTATTCAATCGTATTTGCCATTAGATGTTCGACCAAGAAATCACCTGGCGAATGGATACATATCTTGTAGGTCAATTAAAAATATTAGTTATGGTGCATTGTGCTTAACTAATTCAAAAGAGACTTATGACTTCTTTGACCAAGAAGTTGCATATGCAGATAATCCAAAAGACTTGTTTTATGTTGCACAAGAAATGCAAAATAATCCAAAAACAAAAGACCTTATTCTAAATCAAATGAAAAAGGTTAAAGACAAACACACCTATGTGAATAGAATTAAAGATATGATTACTGCCGTGGAGATGATATGAAGAAGGTTGCGTTTATTACTGGTATTACTGGCATGGTGGGTTCTCACCTTGCAGAGTATCTAATTGAAAATACCGATTGGGACATTGTTGGACTTATTCGTTGGAGAAGTCCACTTGCCAATATTAGAAATTTAATAGAGAACATTAACAATATGAACAGGGTAAAACTTGTTTACGGAGATTTGAATGATGGAATATCGATTGACACAGCAATCAAAGAAAACAGGCCTGATTATGTTTTCCATTTGGCGGCCCAAAGTTTTCCTAAAACAAGTTTTGATTCGCCAATCGAAACACTAAATGTCAATGTTCAAGGAACAGTAAGACTACTAGATTCATTGAAGAAGTGGGCACCAGAAGCACACATTCATGTATGTGCCTCATCAGAAGTTTTTGGTCGTGTACCACAAGATAAACTTCCAATCGATGAAGAATGTAATTTTCATCCTGCATCACCTTATGCTATCTCTAAATGTGGAACAGACTTAGTTGGTCGTTTCTACGCAGAAGCATACAATATGAATGTGCAGACAACTCGTATGTTTACTCATACAGGTCCTCGCCGTGGTGATGTATTTGCGGAATCATCATTTGCAAAACAGATTGCAATGGCAGAAGCCGGTTATATTGAACCAGTTATCAAAGTTGGTAACTTAAAGTCACTAAGAACTATTGCAGATGTGCGTGATGCAGTTCGTGCCTATTATATCTTATTGACACACAACCCTATTCGTGGTGCGTATTACAACATTGGTGGTACTTTTACATGTGAAATTTCAGATGTATTGAATACTCTATTGTCCATGTCACCAATGAAAGAAAAGATTAGAATTGAAACCGACCCTGCTAGATTAAGACCAATTGATGCAGACTTACAAGTGCCTAATACAGAAAAGTTTAGATTACATACAGGTTGGAAACCAGAGATTCCATATCAACAAACTATGGAAGATTTATTGAATTACTGGCGTGAAATGGTCGCAGAACAAAACGGAAAGTTTGTTATTCGATGATTATTATTAGAACCCCATATCGTATTTCATTCTTTGGTGGTAGCACAGACTATCCTGCATGGTATCGTGAACACGGTGGTTCAGTAATCTCTACCACTATCAACAAGTATTCGTTCCTTGTTTTACGAAAATTGCCACCTATCTTTGATTACAAATATAGAATCAGATATTATGATAGACAAGAAACAAATACAATTGAAGATATTCAAGTTCCTGTTATTCGTGAAGCAATTAACTATATGGGATTTACTGATGGACTCGATATTACTCATCATGGCGATTTGCCTAACCGCACTGGTATTGGATCAAGTTCTAGTTTTACGGTAGGACTATTACATGGTCTTTCTGTATTACAAAACAAACAATTGACGAAAAGAGACCTTGCATTGAGTTCTATTAATTTAGAACAAAATATTCTCCGTGAATCAGTTGGTTCTCAAGACCAAGTTGCAGCTGCATTTGGTGGTTTCAATCGTATCAATTTTGGTGGTAAATCAGAGTTTATGTGTTCACCATTGCATGTGAAGAAAGAAACGATTAAAGAATTAGAATCATGGGTTCAAGTATTCTTTACTGAACAATTGAGAAATGCTTCGGATATTGCACATAAGAAAATTGAGAACATCGAAAAGAAAAGTATCGATTTGAAAATTGTAAAAGAAATTACAGATGAAGCAGAAAAAATCCTATTTTCTAATAACCCAAACAAAATGAATGAGTTGGGTGCATTAATGCATACACAATGGGAACATAAAAAGACCATTGAGAAAACTATCACGAATAGTGATATCGACAATATCTACCAAAAAGGTATTGAAAACGGCGCAGTAGGTGGAAAACTATTGGGTGCGGGTGGTGGCGGTTTTATGATGTTTCTCACACCACCAGAAAAACAAAAGAGTGTTGCAGAAGCATTGAAGCTGCGAGAAGTTCCTATTGATTTTGAATTTTTAGGCAGTCAATTAATTTATCACGATTATCAAGACCAAGAGGTATAATATGAAGATTTTTGTTGCGGGTCACCGTGGGTTAGTAGGTTCTGCCATTGTCAGGCGCCTTAAAGATTTGGGACATAACGATATCATCACCAAAACGCATAGTGAATTAGATTTAACTAATCAACAAGCAGTTAAAGACTTTTTTGCAAGTAATAAGATTGACCAAGTCTATATGGCTGCGGCCAAAGTAGGTGGTATTATTGGTAACAATAATCATCCTGGTGAATTCATTTATAAGAATCTTATGATTCAAACGAATGTCATTAATGCGGCTTATGAGAGTGGCATTAAGAAACTTTTGATGTTGGGTTCGACTTGTGTTTATCCTAAGTTTGCAGAAAACCCAATTCACGAACACCAAATTATGACTGGTATGTTAGAACCAACTAACGAACCATATGCACTTGCCAAAATGGCAGGCATTAAAATGTGTGAAAGTTACAATCGTCAATATGGTGTTGATTATCGTTCCGTATTACCATGTAACTTATATGGACCTGGTGATAACTATGATGAAGAAAATGGTCACTTGGCCGCAGGTGTGATTCAACGAATTCATCGTGCAAAACAAAATGGTGATGCTCATTTTATGGTATGGGGAACAGGTAAACCACGCAGAGAATTCCTCTATGTTGATGATATGGCAGATGCATGTATCCATGTAATGAATGTAGATAAAGAGAAATGGGATTCTGTAACACAACCAATGCAGAATTTCGTAAACATCAGTCCTGGTTTTGATATACCAATCGCACAGTTCGTAACTATTGCCGCACTTGCGCTTGACTTTAAAGGTGAAATTGTGTATGATATCAGTAGACCTGATGGAACTATGAACAAACTTACCGATAACAGTAAGATTTTGTCTTTAGGATGGAAACCTAAAGTAGAGTTAATTGATGGATTAAAAGAGGCTTATAATTGGTATGTCACAAACATTATTAATAAATCAACGACTGTCTAATTACGCAAATCGTATTAATGCGGGATTAGAATCGGTCAATAAAGAACAATTACAAAAAGTATTTGAGTTGTTAGACTTTGCATACAGAAAAAGAATAGATGTTTTTGTATGTGGTAACGGAGGTTCCCTATCAATGAGTGACCATTTTCATTGTGACCATGCAAAAGGTGTTCACTATGATGCACTATTGAGACCAAAGATTCAACCACTTACATCAGGTTCTATTCTTACTGCAATTGCAAATGATATAGGTTATGATGATGTATTTTCCTTTCAACTAAGTATGAAAGGTAGTGCAGGAAATATTCTTGTGGCAATCTCAGCAAGTGGCAATTCTCCGAATATTGTCAATGCAATTAAGAAGGCTAAAGAATTAAACATGGAGACTATTGCATTTGTAGGTTTTGATGGCGGTCAAGCCGCAGAACTTGCAGATTATGTTTTACATGTGCAAGAAGATAATTATGGTATTGTTGAAGATTGTCATCAAGCGTTGATGCATATTATTGCACAACATATTAGAACTGAACACAATAGAAATGATGGAATAAAATTATGAAAGTCGTTATTGTAACTGGTGGTTTTGACCCAATTCATTCAGGTCATATCGCATACTTCAATGCCGCAAAAGCACTTGGAGATAAACTTATTGTTGGATTAAATTCAGATGCATGGTTGTCTCGTAAAAAAGGACGACCATTTATGTCATGGTATGAACGATGTAAGATTGTTATGAATTTGAAGATGGTTGACCATGTAATCGAATTCAATGACGATGATGATACTGCAAGACTTGCTATTGATGTTACACGCAACTTATTTCCTGATGCAGAGTTGATTTTTGCAAATGGTGGTGACCGTGGCACAGGCAATACCGCAGAACAAGATGTAACTGATAGAAATCTAAGGTTTGAATTTGGTGTAGGCGGTAGTCACAAAATGAATTCTTCATCTTGGATTATCGACAACTACTTTGAGAATAAAACAAATCGACCTTGGGGTTACTATCGTGTGTTGTATGAAACACCGACTACAAAAGTTAAAGAACTAACTGTAAATCCAGGTCTTTCATTGAGTATGCAGAAACACACATACAGAAATGAATACTGGCATGTTGTTGAAGGACAAGGCGTTCTCTATGAAGAAAGACCTTCTTCTGCTCGTAGAATAGATTTACTCAAACACAATCATATTAATATTCCAACGGGTGTATGGCATAGACTTGCAAACGAATCTGATAAACCTTTACAGATTATTGAGATACAATGGGGTAACAAGTGCGTTGAAGAGGACATTGAACGAAGATGATTATTGATATTGGATCAGGCCCATGGCCAAAACCAGATGCACATGTTCGTATGGACTTGCATCCATGGCCAACTGTAAACTGCCAACATGATTTGTTGGAGACACCATACCCTTTTGAAGATAATACTTTTGAAAAGGCATACATGGGTGATGTAGTAGAACACATTTATGTTTTTGATGTAGACCGTGTTCTCACAGAAGTCAATCGTATTTTGAAACCAGGTGCAACATTTGAAGTTGTTGTGCCAGACTTTCGTTGGATTGCAGAGAGAATTGTCAAAGGTGATTGGAAAGAAAAGGCCAATGTTGATTGGTTGAACCCTACTGATGACCCATGGAAGAACGCCATGTCATATTGGTTTGGTGGTTTCCATAACAAAGAAGAATACAAAATGCCAGGCATGGGGCATGTAAATGCATTTGATACAGACTCACTTAAAAAGTTGTTAGAAAAGAATGGTTTTGTAAATTGTCGTAGAGTACCTGATACTCGTAATCCAGAACCTGCGGCTGGTTCAATATTGAAAATGATTTGTGAAAAAGGTTAATTATGAAAAAGACAGCATTTGTAACAGGCATCACTGGTCAAGAT